TAGCTGGCTTGTGCCAATTTTTATCTCCAAGAACACAATTTCGTCTTCGGCAAAAACTAAGTAATCGATTGGCCGAAACATCGGAACCAAGTCTTTCACATTATACTTGAAATCGGCGTGGAAGGGAAGAACATTTTCTGAAATTAAACCAAGTCTAACGCTTTTACTTTGCTGTTGGGATTTGAGTTCGGAAAGCTCTTTCCCCGTCTGTTCCAACTGGGACTGAAGATCGCCTAATTTAGCGTTCTTTTCGTCCACAACCTCTCTGAAATGGGAAGTGGGAATGACAGAGCCTAAATCCGGCACAAGCCTTTTATAAGCGTCTAGCTGCGTTTTATAAGCGTCTACCTTAGCCTTGTGTTTTAAGATTTGCCTGGAATAAATGTAAAGGATTGCTAAAACGCAAAGCACAAAAGCTAACGCTGACATTACAAACCTTCATGGTTGTAGTTAATTACAATTTCGTAAAGGCCAAGCGCATGCTGGAGTCGAAAGCTATTTTCCAAGGCACAAGGACCAAACTCTGGGGAGGAGTTATCGCAGTACCTAATTATGACGCATCCATGTCCGTCTTTGATAGCTTCGAAAATTCTTCCAGAATTACGGGAATAGTAAATTCCTTCAATTTCCTCTCTTTTTAACATCATAAACCTCTCCATCTATGTAAACAATATTTGTTTTAAGGCTATCCTTAGAAACAAACTCAGTGACCATTACCCACCCAGTTACAGACAATGTTGCCACAAACGCCAGGTAAAAGCCAATTAAAAAGCTGGTTGTACATTTAACGAATCTCATTTTTCCCCAACCTCTGAAATAAGCTTTTCCAGATAAACCTTAGCCTTTTTTAAATCTTCCACGCCATTCTTTTCTTTGTAACGCCATAGATATTTTAGGATGTTGCCTTCCAGAAAGTTCATTTCCTGGTCAAGGATAACGTCCCAGCATTCGAGCTGTCCACGCTTGTTGTATCTTTCTGGCTTTTTAAGTTCTTCTTGTTTCAAGGACTTATCCTCCTGAACTATTTTTAGCAGGTTGTAAACTGGAATGCTAAGGGTACAAGCTCCGATTCTATCGATGTAATATATGTCGAAAATCAATCCGTGTAGGTTGTTAGAGATTCCCTTAACCTTTCCCTCACGTACTCCAGCTGGATGTTGAAACTGAACTTTATCTCCAATACTTACCATTCCCAATTGAGTTGAAACGCTCTCCACTTTCATCCTTCCTCCGTTAAAGCATTTAGAATTTCTTTAACTTTATCTTCCGCGACACCAAGCCATTCACTTATGCTTGGAATATCCTCTCCACAAATATACAGTATATCAGCGATGTATGTCAAGCCGTAGTGGTGGTTTTGGCTCTTTTGTAGCGCAAGCCTAACTTCTGACCTACAGGGATATTTGAACATTGCTCGGTAAATTTTAAAAACAAGCTTTGGAATTATCATCGTAGGTAGTAGTTTAAAATTTTATCAACAAGAGCGTCCATTTCTGGGCCATGATCGCCATAAACCTCAGCACAAAGCTCCTCCATCTGATCCTTGTCTAGGCTGGAAGAGTTAGTACTGCAAGACGCTACGTAGGCATGGAAAATCTCATGCCTGATATAGTCTGGAGCTAGGGAGTTTAAATTAAAAAAGATTTCCCGTTCGTGAGTGTAGGTTATTGCATGAGAATCTGAGCCATGCTTTCGCACATAAGTCGCATTCGGCTGGGCATGAAAAGTCCACTCATATCCCTTAATTTTTTCTTTTAAAGGTGCTTTCTTTTTCATTTTTTATTCCTATAAGCTCTCAAAGCGCTGGCTACAACTTCAGTTGTGTCAAACTCGGCTAGTTTTAAAAACAGCTCTTCTGTAGCTAACACGTCGAAATTATTGTACTTCTCCATAGACTTCCACGCTTTCAGATTTCCTTTCAAGCACTCGTCCCAGAGTTTAAAGCCGGAGAATTCTTCATGTTCCTGCTTTTTGTAAACTTTGTTAAACTTTTTACTCATGTACTCGAGCTTGTTGCTTGTGAGGGAAAAGTGTCGTTTCGCAATAACATATGTGTCAATTTTCTTGTATGGGCTTGGAACCCCCATTCCGTGTTCCAGAAACTTAGAGTTAAGCTTTTTAAGATCGAAGGCATTGGAGTTTTGACCTACGATAATGTCCGCCTCATCCATAAGCTTCCACAGCGGGACAAGTAATGCCTTATCATTTTCTAGCGCCTTTCCCTTTTTACCGCGCTGATCTTTATACATAACCTTGTCTTCGTGAAGCCACTTAGCTGTCCAAGAAAGGATGAACCAGTCTCGCTGAATCATATTAAGTGGGATGTTTTGATCAAACAAGCCCCAGACATAGCTAAGCATTGGGGCTGTTTCAATATCCAAAATAAGCACTTTTGGCAGGTCTTTTTCAATGCTCATTCCGTAGGTATCAATGCAGTGCTTGATGGAGTCAGCTGTTCTTTGCTCGTCTAAAAACTTCTTGTTAAAAAGCTTAGCAATGGTTTTTCTTCCAAGACCTTTTTTATATTCTTTCAAAACAAAATTTATTTGTTGCTTTGTCCAAGATTGCTTACTCACTCCAACTCCTTTAGAATTCCGGTCTTTTTTGTAATTTCAGACTCGTGGTAATAATTTCCAGAAAAAGCCGCTGTGTATAGCGGAATGCAAAAGTACGTGTAAGGCCTGTGCGACTTTGTGATAAAAACAACCTCAAACTCTCGGTCATTTATCATAACAAACTCGCCACATTTAAACTTGGGCTTTTTAAGCTTTAGGTACAGCCAAGTGTATGTTTTTCCAATAACCTCTGGGTTTGTAACCAGGATATTCAAAACTAAAAGAGCAGCCACAACTTTCATTAAAAACATTACAATTTTTTCCCAAGAAGGATGAGCGTTGAAACCAGAGTAATCGCTTGCACTAACACTTGGGCAAATTGAAGCTTTGCTTGAAGTACCTGGAGCTTAATTCGTTCTTTGTGGTAGTCTTCTGGTCGCATTAGTAATCCCATCTTCTTCTTTTGCCTGTGCGGGTGTCAACATGAATAAAGCCTCGCTTTCTTCCGTCACCAACCGCCTCAAAGTATTTTTCGCACAATAAATACAATTTGTCAAGCTTTTCTTTTGAGAACGCAGATGGCCGAATGTCGGCGGCTTTTCCCAGACAGTGCTGGCTGGACGGAGAGCCTCCAATTTTAGCGTTATGGGCTGGGGAGCGATACCCAGAGGTGATGGTGATTGACTCGCCAAACTCTTCTCGCACAAGATCCAGCTTTTCCAATAAAACCGGATCGATGTAGAATTCCTTGTCGGTGGAATTTTCAAATTCCTTACTAGAGAAGTATTTCGAAAGCTTCTTGTATTGTCCTTTTTTCCAACTAATCATTTATAGCTCCTAAAATCAAAAGCATGTTTTATTTTAGCTATAAGTGCTTTAAAGAATGATTGTTTGTAAGTCCAAAGCGTAGTGAAGCCGTGTTGGGCTTGCCAGAGGCCTCTTAGACAACCTTCCAGCCTCTTTTCATTGGGAGAAAGCGAGTCTACAAACCTCTGTTCCTCTTTTTCTGCGAGGTAAATTCTTAAGCCGAAGATGGCAGAAAAGCGATAAATGAATGCTTTAATTTTTAAAATCATATAAACCTCAATCCTGTCTCTTTATATATCCAATCTTTAGTCATAAATATATACTGTATTACTAGTTCCGGCGGGCAGCCTAACTCTATAAGCTCTTCCCACGTGTAGTAGTCGTTCATGTTACCTCGTTTAATTTTGCAAATTCGCCAAACAGTTCTATTGCTTTTTCATTATACGATAATGCTGCTTGTAATTTATCTGTAAAATAACCCAGATGTATTTGTTTTTGATTATATTTTATATAAGCTCTATACTTATTTTTTCTTTTATTAAAAGAAACTCCTTTATAACCAGTAGTGTTATGACTTGGTATTTTTACATTTCTACTATTTTCTTTATGAGAACATACTCTTAGATTATTTTTTCTATTATCTAAAGTATTTCCGTTAATATGATCTACCTCTTGATTTTTATCGCAATTAGTCAATAATCTGTGCATTCTTATAACCTTGCCATTTATACTAGTTAAAGCATACCCCTTTCCATTATTATACCAATTAAATTTAGAAAGGAAGGAGTAATCTTCTTCATCAATATAAACTTCTTGACCTGATTTTAATAAAATTCTATTCATTGTTTAGCGGATGGTCCTCTGGAAACTCTGGCTTCATAAGTTCCTTACGCTTTTCCCCGCCATACTTAAGCCAAGGAATGCCGTTCTTAGGCTTGCCAAACTTTGCGTCAAGCATTGCTATGCCTTTGTAAAAGAAATAGCGAAGGCTTTTTGTTTCTCCCCAACACTCCAGCAGAAATGCTCGATCTTGGAGTGGAGTGGAGAAGGCAAGGCGGAATGTATGCGCCATGTTATTTTGCCAGAGGTAGTTTCTATGCTTCCCTCGCAGCTCCAGAAACTGGCTAATTGTTTTAAATAAGTTAAACTTAGGAATTGCATACGGGCTAAAGTTCCAGCCATTTAGATGACGCGGCTTTAGTAGTCCCAACGCAGCCATGCCCAAAATTTCATCCCGGCTAATTGGCGGAGTTGCTTTGTTCGGGCTGCGAATAAGAGCTGTTCCGTTAGGCAGTTCTTTGTTAGAAACTTTACAGTTTAGAAAACACACCCCAAGGGAGAAGTAGTCAACTGGAAGTCCAGCTTTTTGAGCGTATGCCGTGTAAATCCAGCCGTTATTGCTGGGGACGGGGCGGCTTTCTGTTACTGGCCTGTCGTGATATCTTCCCCATTTGTCAACGTAGTTATTCATAAAAATTCTCCGGTTTCTTTTTGTATTTCTTATGGAACGCGGCTTTGTTAAAGCAAAGCTTACATAAATATCTGTAACAAGAAGAGGTGTCCGGCTCTGCGCCAGAAGTGCCTTTGTGGAAGTTTTTCAACGGCACAAGCGAGCTACATCCACCACAAAATTTTTGCTGCTTGTCCCAAGAAAAATACTCAATAGAAAGTTCATCATTTTCCAGATTATTATTTTTAATGAAATCGATGAGTTGCTGCCCGGTCATTATTCTTGCTCCGAGTTTTCTCGGCATTCTTTACAAGCGCAGGAATATTCTGTACCCTCACAATCTTCCTTGCAGCAAACACTCCCAATAGAATCAGTCATAGCAACTCCCTTTCTAGCGGAGACATCATTTGTACAAAGACATCGCCGTAACAGCCCCTAATGTCTATTATATACGGTTCTTTGTCAGAATACAACCACAAAATTTTTATTTTATATTTATATACGCGAAGGACTACGTAGTAGTCTTCTAAGATAGGGTCATACCAAACCGCCCAACGTTTTAAGGCAGCTTTCTGTTTTTTTGCCACTTTTCGTAGTCTTCTTTTTTGATCTTACATTTCGTACAATCGTACACAGTGCTTATAATGAGAATTGTAGGCTTCCATTCGTGGATACACATAGCTTGGTCCCACGGAATGTCACCTTCCAAATCTTCCCGCTTTTCAAAGTCTGGAGCGCCGGAATAGTCGTAGTCTGCAAACCACCAGTCCACTTAAAACTCCAAAGATAAGCCAACCCCAACTCTTCTGGAGGAATCAGCCAGCGCAGCAACCGACAAATTACCGACAAGCGGAACTGTAACAACAACGCCAACGTCTGGCTTTCTTCTAAACTCAGCAACGTCTGTAATTGCTAACACACCAAGCGTTATACCCTTTCCGCTGGAAGTTTTCTTAGAGCTTTCTTTTGACGCAATAACTTCGGTCTTTGTGTCAGAAACCGTGTCTTCCACAATTACAGTTTCTGTAACAGAGCTTCCATCTGTATTTATTGTTTCTTTCACTGTGGTCTTTTTCTTTTTCTTTGTGGTTTCTTCTTTCTTCTCCACATACTTAACAACTTCCCTAACTTCGACCTTGGCTTTTGGCTGTAGAATGTAACGCCCAATAAGCAAACAAGAAGCTCCAATTATAGCATAGTTTAGGTATTTTTTCATTTAAAAATCCTCAGCTTATTTAATGCGTCAATAAATTTGTCTGCCGACATTTTTGTAACACACTCAGCCAATTCCATCTTTCTAGGGCAATGGTTAAAGTTCCAAGTATTTAATGACCAGTTTGACTCGCAGAAGTTACAAGCAATGTTAGGAACAACTACTTCCGTTCTCGCCAAGCCACGATAAGGAACTCTAAGCTCTGGAGAAACGGTTGTAAAGCCACAGACAACTGGAACGTCTGTTGTAAAAGCAAGATGAATTGGACCAGAATCCATTCCGACCACAGCCTTTGCCCGACCCATAATTGACGCAAGTTCTGTTAGGCTTGTTTTGTTCATTAAATCTACGCCAAAGCCAGGATAAACAAAATCTGTTTTAGCGAGGTTATTTTTCCAGATTGAGATAGCTCCGGTCTTTCCCACGTAAACCGGAATTAAACCCTTTGATTCAACATACTCCGCAATTTTAACAAGCTCCGGTCCGAGAATGCTGCGCTGCTTGTCTCGGAAGGTTGTGATAAGAATTACAGCCCTGGAAAAATCAACTCCGAAATGGCTTACATCGACCTTAGGAAGCGGGATGTACTTTGCCTGGTAGTCTGGTAGGACTCGCCCCAAAAGGCCAATAGAGGCGTAATCTGTGAGTTTTAGACGGGATGGGGTAAGCTTGCAATTCATGCCGCCGATTCCTGGCATGTTTAAGTGGCGAACTGCGAATGACTTGTCATAATCTGCTTTAACTTCGATGAATCGATCTTCTGGGACAAACGGAAACAAGGGCTTGAAATGCTCGTGAATTCCAACAAAATACTCGGATCTTTTGTGGAAATTATCAATGGCATATTTTACGCTTGGGGCAGAAGCAATTAAATCTCCAACCGCTGCGCTATTCAAGCAATAAATTGTTTTATCTCCAATCATAGACCGAGCATCCTATCAATTAAACCGCAGGCTAACAAAACACATGCCACAGTTAATGCAATGCCTAGAATTGGGCTAAGCTCATTTTTAGCACAATATTTGCCAATTGTTCGGCCAATCATAAAGCCAAATGTCATTTTAAGAAGTCCAGCAAGCATTACAGCGCCCCTCGAAGCTTAGCAATAATCTTTTCCAGCAGCGTCATTTTTCGCACATCTTGCAGGTCGAAGTAGTGTGTGTAGTGGAATTTAATTATCCCATCGCTATTTTCCCAGCGAACCTCTGGATAACCGTTGTCGGAGAAAAGCAAGACTTTGCCAATTCCACGGATGGCAAATTGCTGGCATACAGCAGAAGTAAAGTGCTCGTGGTTTAAAAGTCCGCCAACATTATGTGAGTCAAACGCATTGTCGAGATTAGCGTAGTATTTAAACCCACGCTTTGTCATTTTTACTTTATCGCCAACTTTTAAGCTCATTAGTGTCCCTCCTTGAGATTATACGCAACCTCTGGCTTAGCAACTAAAGGCATAGCCAGTTGATTCGTGTTTTCCATGCAATCTTGCACTATTTCCTTAACTCTGTCAATACAATTTTTATTGCAAGAAATAACCAGCTGATCGTGAATTTGAAGACTTACCCAAGCATCTAGTTCGCAAGCCAGAAAATGCTTAGACATAGCAATAGCAGCTCGATTGACAAGACTTGCTGCGGCTGATTGAATTGGAAAGTTCAAAGCATTGTTAAGCAAATTGTTATACTCTTTCCGCACAGACTTAAGCTCGTCCATGGAAATCTTATGCTTAAACGAAAGCCTCGGCAAAGCTTTGAAATCAAGAATAGCATCTCCAAATTTTCTGTAAATCTCCCTAGCTCGTGGTAAGTGTCGAACTCTCCCAAACTTAGATGTTACAGTTCCTTGACGCTTTGCTTCTGCAAGGTAGTCGTCCATTGCCTCCTTCAATCCTGGGAAAGAGTCAAAGTAGTTGTCGATAATTTGCTGAGCTTCTTCCTTGGATATATTGAGCGTGTAACTAAGTTTGACATCTTTCATGCCATAGCGAATTCCAAGGGCATAGGCTTTGGCGTTTTGTCTCGCCACTGGATTTACGTTTTTAAGAAAGTTAGGAGCTTTTTTGTCTGCACTTACCCCTTCCAACTTTTCCGCACCAATCCCAACTTTGGAGTAAAAATCCTCGCCTTTCAAGAAAATGTCGATAAGGGCTTGATCTCCAGCGTCGTCAGCAAACACTCTCGGCTCTAGAGATTCATAGTCGTCGTCAATAAAAGCATATCCCGGCTTAGGAATAACCAAAGCTCGTAATGTATTGGTGAAGTAAACAATTCTAGAATCATCCGAACCTTCTTCTATCGGTCTTGAAAGCTGCTGCAAATCCGAGCCGTATCTCCCAGAGGTTGTAGCATGCTGCTTAAAAGTTGGGTAGTAAATGCCACCTTCCTGCTGCTCCATGAATCTGTCGTAATAGCTGGATTTAATCTTTGTAAGCTTATTAAATACCCGCAACTCCTTCGCCCAAGCAAAACCGTATTTCTCAGCTAAGTGCTCAACAAAATCCTCGTTGAATTGACCCCTCCCACTGGGAGTTTTAGTCAGTGGCTCAATTTTCATGTACTCAAAAACGATTGTGCCAAGCTGATCTTTTGAGCCAATATTAATTGGATATTTTTGAGTTTCGAGCAGGAGGTTTAGACGAAGGTCGTCCCAGAACATATCGTTATAGTTATTAATTCCACCGGACAGAAACATATAAGCCGACTCGTCGTGCTTGATAGCTTCTAAAGTTTTTTTGTTTATCTGGTACTTTCCACTTGCAAGCTTCGGTAAAGGCAACTTAAGCTGCTCGCAAAACTTCTGCACAAGCTTCCCAGTCGGCTTAATTGGAAATTGCTCAGCAAGAATATCGGAAACAAATCCCCCGCCTTCTTCTGTTTCCATGATAGCTTTTACAACAAGCTCTTCGCTTTTATTAAGCTCAGCCTCGATTTCAGCTAAATGCTGCTGGAGCTTTGGCATATCCAGGTAGACTCCACGGTGCTCCATTTTGATTGTAACAAGCTTGTAGAGAGGCATAACCTCTTCCTCGTAGAAAAGCTCGTGCAGGTTTTGGTCGATAAGCTGAGTTTCGAAGTAATTGAATAGGCGAAGAGTTATGTCCGTATCGGCAATGGCGTATTTATAAAGAATTTCCAAATCAGCCTTATACATTTCTTTGTTGGACTTGAGCCACTTACCACCATTAGCTTTGACGTTTTCTTCAAGGTCGAGCTGTTCTTGATTGGCGGCATCTTGAGAATCCAAGCCAATTTCCTTGGCGTAAATAATGGCATTTTCTTTGAGGGCGAACGGACCTTCCTCAGCAAGGGTGTGCTTCATAAGCTGAGTGTCTGCGTGTAAAGCTGAGATTAGGCTTACTCCCAGATTATTAGCTGTAACACGGATATCGAAGCTTGCGTTGTGCATTATAAGCTTTTTTAATGCTAGTCTGGAGAGAATGTCTTTTGCGACAGATTGCTCCCAGGTTTGCGGCACAAGCTCTTGTGTTTCTTTGTCCCAGATGTGAAGAGGGAGATACCAGCCAGAGCCTTCAATGCAGGACACAGAAAAGCCAATAACTTTATCTTTTCTTACATTTAGCCCAGTTGTTTCTGTGTCGTAGGCTGCAATGTCGTGGGAATTTAACTCGGAAAGGAACTCGGCTAGGTTTTGCTTGGTAATTAGCTTGTAGTCTTTCACAGAAGCTCCTCCAGAAGTGGAGTTAATATAATAGCATGTTCTTCGAAAAAAAGAAAGCTGCAAGAAGAGTGTGACGTTGGGTTTTCTACATCATCGTAATAGATTGTGTCTCTTTCTGAATTTATGAAATATATTTTCTTGATAACTGCTGTCGCACAGGTGTTAAATATAAACCTATCCCCAACTTTCAAAATAACTCCAGCAGTAAAGGTGTCGCTTCAACCCCATCAGCCCAGTATGCGCCACCATCCTCGCATCGAACTCTATATGGCCATCGAGACTCAAGTCGATCAACTTCTACAACAACACCACAAGTGCCGACATGATGGCACATTGTACAGTCAGTAATGATGACGGTAGTTCCAACTTTCAAAATAACTCCTCCAGTAGCGGACTATGCAAAACTCCGTTGACCCAAAAGTACTTCCCATCAACTAAAACTTTAAAAGGCCAGGTATTATCTGTTGCGTCAATTGTTACAACTACAGCGGTTTTTCCTGTGAGGTTAAAGCGATCTTCCAGCGTACCCAATGGTAAAATTATGATGATCAGATCGCCGACGTTTATACCTCCCAAGCCAATTCTCCATGGGCAAGCAAGTAAAGGCCCTCTGCCATTTTGCGTTCTTCTTTTGTTATTTTTCCATTCTTGAAATAGCTGGCTAGAATATCGTCCATAAGTTGACTTTCGTATTTGCCATTCAGAATGTAATTACACTCGTCTAGCAGAAAGTCGTCGCTCAAGGACTCAAGCTCTAGGCTAAGTGTTTGTTTTTCGAATGCAATGTCGGTGTAGTCAAACAAACCCTGCTTCATGTCAACTCCTTCTCTAGAGACTCAGCTTTTAACTCAGAAGTCCTGCATTGATTCTTTAGCTTTTCTTCCATCTGCAATTGACCTTTTAATCTGGTATAAATCGCGCTTATCCAACTCATTTGGGGCAATTTTAGCAATTACCTCTTCGATAATTGTAGCATCAACTCCAGATAAGGCAAGAGAAAAAACGCATGAGTTTAGGGCGTTAATCCAAAGTCCTGGCAAGCCTGTGTGGGCGTTTGTCAAGAAAAACTCGACACTCTCCGAAATTCGATCCCGCTCTTTTCCATACAAAAGCTTAACAATTTCTGACAACTCTTCTGGAACATCAACCTGAGTTTCGGCGTAGTTTGAAGAACTTGGCTGAGCTTGCGGCGCTTTTTTCGGCACAAGAAAATCCCCGTCCTGCCAAAAGCCATCGTCCATCTTAGAAGGAGCGTACCACCTAGCATAATCCGAGCACTGCGCGTCAAGCTCTGGAAATTGCTTTTGAAGAAAGTCCCAGGTGGCATCAAAATCTTCGCAGGTAAGAATTGTTTTAGCCAGGGGGAAGATTAGCCGAAATCGGTGCGCTTCTTGGGTATGACTGGGACTTGGAAGGCAAAGGCAAGCCAGTCCCAAACTCTGCACACGCTTCTCTGCGTCTTCAATGCGCAAGCCAGAATCAATGTCAAGGCTCATGAAGTCAGTGGAAACAAAGTTATCGTTATGCCTAACCCCAGAAAAGATGCTCGGACTCCAGCCGTAGGAGGTTACAGCGTTGATTAAGTCCTCTTCGGTGTTAATCTCCAGTATCTGGGGGAGATTGGGATTAGAGGCAAGCTTAGATTGCAAAGCCTTCTCGTCTTTGTTTTTGGGTAGGAAATTAACTTTTGGATAAATGCTGAGTCTCATAGCAATTCCGCCTCAAGAGGGGTTAGCTGTTTAAACTGGGTGAGGAAGTACTCTATGTCATATTCCCTGCTAAACATACGCGGTTCATCATCGTCGCCCCAAGAGTACTCCCACTCAGCCACAAGTGTGATAGTTCCAACCTCGGTGATTTGTACAACTTTGTTGGAAAAAATATAGCGCCAATAACTCCCAACTTCAATCACAAATCCCCCGAGTCTCCGCTAAACTTTTCAGTGATTGTTACAATCTTACCATTAGGACTTACAACTTCCTTTACCAAGTCGTAGGTGTGTGCTTTGTGTTTTTCTTCCGCCGACTTCATTTCCAGTAGCATGTTATAATATTGCTTGAACGTTGTATACTCCGGAGTATTCATTTTTCTAAAGCCTCGAGTTTCAATGTCATAGGCTAAGAGCTTATTTTGTCCACGCTTAACTCGGTCATCCTTAGAAGCCTCGCGAATCTTGCAATAGCCCCAAGACATAACACTTACCTTGGCTTCTTCCTCCAGTCTGAGAATTGGGCGATGAATCTGGATAATGTCGCTGCAAATGTACTTATATTGCGAACAGCCCAGAACGGCATCTGCGTCAAGAGGCACTTCGCCTTTCTGTCCAGCGCCTTTATTTACCTGTGCCATTGGAATGCCAAAAGCATTAAGCTCAACTGCCATTTCCTTAAGCGTAATCATAATGGAGTTTAGCGTAGATGGGTCGTTTTCCCCCAGGCAGTGGATGTGATCAACCGCAAACGTAGCAACGTCGCCAATAACTTCACGATACTTGATAAGCTCCCGCTTAATCCAGCCCATGGAAACTTCACGAGATTTCCCAGTTTCGTCGTAGCGAGAAATTACATACAGCCGCTCCGAAATCTCCGGACAGTCCTCGGTAAGCTTAAACCACCTCTGGGAAATCTTTTCATCGGTCATTTCCAGTGAGACATACACGGCGCAGGAGTTAGGATTGTTCTTTAAGATGTGCTTAAAAAAGTAAAGCACAACCTCAGACTTACCAACCCCAGAATCTCCAATAACTCCGAGAAGCTCTTGTCGGCTCCATTTATTCTTAAGGCAATCAAACTCGTCTGGACCGTTGACGAATAGATTTGTGTTCAACCCGCCAGTAACCTTACCAGAGCGTTTGAGATCGGCAATTGATCTAACACCCATCTGTTGTTTTCTTTTTTCTGAAAAGCTTGTCATCATGTTTTCTCCCTAAAATAATTCTTCAATAAGTGGTGAACAAGGAACGAGTAAGATATGTTCAAAGTCGTCAAAGCTTCTCGAAAGCTTTACCTCTTCGTCTGCGTCATAAAAATATGTAATTTCGTCGCCTTCAACATCGACTTGGGTAATTGTAAGTATTGCGGCTTTGGTTTTTGTCCAATGGGCTTTTTTGCAAATAATATACTTCCCAGGCTGGTATGTCATTCTTCAACCTCACGAACCCCATAAAATAGCTTAACATTTTCAATTCGCTTAGTCAACTCTGGATTTTCAGAATCTACCTCCCGACAATACCAGTACGCCGCTAAAACTGGGCAGAAGCTTACCGCACAATACAAAGAAATGGCATTAATTCCATCTTCTAGGTATCGCTCTTTTACGAACTTTTCGTGAGCTTGTCGGTATATTCCAACTTTAAATTTCACACCAACTCCCGCATAAGAGGGCTTGCCAAGTTTATTTCATGTTCCTTGAATGGGTAGGTATCATCGTACAAACCGTCGTTCTTGCATAGGTATAAATTTCCCAAGGTACAAACAACAACCCACTCCGTCCCAATAAACTGAGGCATGTTTTCCTCAACAACACAAATGACCAAATCCCCAACCTTAAAATCCACAACTCCTCCAAAAGAAAAGGGGCCTTGCGGCCCCCTTTTATTTCTCAAGATCGGCAGTAATTTCCATCTGCACGAACTCTAGTCGGCCACCGGGGGAGAAGTCAGCGACCTTCTTTTCAAACTCTTTCTTATCAATAACTCCACGGTCAAGAAGCCGCTGGAGCTTTGTATCTGGACGAGAAACGTACAGAGTCTTGCCGGTCATGTTCACGCCATTGATAATAACTTCCGTGTTTTTATCAAGCTTGAGAGCGTAAAGCTTACGACCTTTCTCATCTGTCTTGTACTCGCCTTCTAGACGATTACCCTCATCATCAAACTGGGATTGGAAAATGAGACTTCCAATAGTTGCGTATCTACCCTTCTGTTGCTTCGCCATTTGTCGCTCCTTCTGTTAAGCCATTGGCTTCGTTAGTTTGTTGGTTATTTGCAAAACTTGCAAGGATTCCTTCAATAGCCGCTTCTGTTCCAAGCGCTACTAGGCTGTCAGAAACTCGTTTCCAGATTGTCATTGCAACCCTAAGCTCCGGCTCAGACTGGTCAAACTCCGTGTCAACCAGCGGATACAAAGCCATTGCATCCATAAGCCTATTCTTCTGCCCAGTTTTAAGAAGTGAACGAGCTTGCTTGAACTCTTCCTGGTCTGCAGCAATGTTCCGCACAAGCGTTTCTGTTACTTCTTTCTTAGACACAACTCGTCCAGCATTATCCATTACAAGTCTCCTGATGGAATTGTTGCTCCTGAAGTCGCAACGCCTTTAGCCGCGTTCTTACGAAACGAGCCTCGGCTTGCAGCTGGAGTTGATTGTACCGCAGCTTCTTCCAGCTTGTCAACATTATTTGCTGCGGATGTAGAAATGGAAGTTTGTGCTGAGTTAGATGAACGTCTTCCAATCTCAGGACTGTCCAAATCAGCTTCCGCCATGTCTTCCGTAGGGATAGAGAACGTTTGGATAAGGGCATACTTTAAAGCTGCAGAAAGTGCCTTATTAGTAGCCTTATCTCCAGAATCCAATCCCTCAGCTGGGATAGGTCCGACTGTGACCTTAGATCCATCTTCAGCAAAGAAATCATATTCCATAAGAATAGTGACGTGTTTATCAACTCCCGCTTTTCCAGAACCGCGAGTAACTTCTTTAAGCTCATGTTGCTCGCTAACACAGCGAGGAGCCATGAAAACTCCGTGTTTTGTTAATGCTGGATAAAGTGAATTAACAAATTGGTCAATTCCACGAAACTTAAATCCTTGGGCTTGATTTTTTTG